GCCGTTGACATAAAGGTCGACCTGTCCGATTTCAGATGTTATTTGACAAGCAAAACCCAAAAAATTGACAAGCAAAAACCAAAAAAAGCGGTGAAATGTTTCAAAAACGAAACGTCTCACCGCTTTTACTTTGCAAATATCGATTTTTTCATCAGGCTTTATGAAGTTTTTTAACAGCATTTTAAGGTTGTTTTTCAACTGCCTGAGATGCGAAAATTTTAACCGCTGTTCGGCTCGTGTTCAAGCCACATTTTACAAACGAAAAAATGTTTCCGATTAAGCTTGATCCTGACCCATGTGTGACCGTTGGAGACCAGTTCCGACCCGTCAAGAACCCGAACTATTGTCCCGTTTTCAAGCACTTCGACGGCAGTTTCGGGCGTTATATACGGCGCTGATCTGCAATTGAGCCGTGCGGTGGTTCGCATTTGAGTGTAGCAGTTTTTCATAGATATACCTACTTCACAAACTTCCTGACAAAATTCTCTCCCACAACGCCGTTCCGTGCATACCCCGAAGCCCCGAGAATACCGTTAACAGCTTTCTCCGTACCTGCGCCGTATACATCATTGTCATCGAGTTTATAGCCCTTAGACATGAGCCAACGTTTAAAGAGATACACCCCGAGCGACTTATCGCCCTTGCGGAAGCCCTCGCTGTCAAGTACGTTTTTAGACGGTTTAAAGCCGTTTTTGCCTGCGTTTTTTATGATTGTCGGGTAGTCCTTTGTTGTGCGGTTGAGGTCAACTCTGCCCGAAATTCCGCTGACTGTACCCGTAAAACTGTACTGGTGGATTCCGTAGGCGATTGACGGCGTGCGTGTGATGTTAGCGCACCAAACGTCGTATCTCTTGCGGAAATCTGCCGAGAATTTCGCCGTCAGGAAACTCTCGTAGGAGTACAGCAGACAGTAGTAGCCTGCACCCTCGCAAACGTCCATGAACGCTTTAACGATTGCTTCAACGGTCTGATTGCTGAGATTATACTGCGAACGCTCTTCGATGTCGAGCGCTATCGGCATATCAAACGATTTGCCTTTGAGGTTTGCAAGAAACCCCTGAGCCTCACGTCTTGCGCCTGCCGTTGTCGTGGCGTACATATAGTGATACGCACCCACGCTCAGACCTGCTTTTTTGGCGTTGGCGTAGTTGCTCTCGAAACGGCTGTCTTTTTGGTACGGGTATGACAACACATCGCCGTACCCCTCACGGAGCAGGACAAAGCTGTGACCCGACTTTTTAACGCCTGCCATGTTTACAAAACCGTTATGCACGCTCAAATCAGCGCCCGTGTAGGTCTTGACGGTTGCCGCCGATACCCTCGCAGGCGCTCGGGGTGTGGGGGCAGTTTTCGGGACGTTTTCCCGACCGTCAAGCATATCACGGTACTCTCGTTCGTCTGCTATTTCGGCGGCGTTGTCCGTCAGAATGCCGACTATCTCCGCTTCCGACAGACCGTATATCTCGGACATTTCGGCGGTAGTCATGCCGTAAACGTGCGATTTTACCAGTTCTTTTACTTGTTCTTTCATCATAAAAATCACTCCTATCTGAATCGTTCTGCATCGACATTCCTGTTAAATGCCATTTCATCAGCGGTCAGAATGCGGTTATAATATCGTCCGCTGTAAACATTGCCTTCAAGTATTCTATAGCTAACCGAACCGCACCCTAAATAAAACCAACCACCTGTCGACATACCCGATGTTGATGAATTTATGTTATTTATTGTTACAACAAGCTCACCATCAATGTACATATATGCAACTCTGTTTGGAATGTCCGCTGCCAAAGATATGGTCATCATACGTCCAACAGGGTACGCATACGATGCGCCGTCATCATGATACCAGTTGCCATTGACCGCTAAATCTATGTATCCGTAGTTTTTTGATGCAATGACCGTTGCACTCGCAATGTCAGAACCATATGGCGCAAATTCAAGAAAACGCATATACTCGTTGTTGGTTGATGTGATTTTTGCACATACCTCAAACGTGTAACCGTTTGAAAAATCAAGTCCTTTGCCGATTAACACCTGACTGCCGACCTTACCGATGTCTTTGTCGGTGTAGTAGAACAAGCCGTCCTCGATGTACTGCGACTGTACGCCGCCGCCGATAAGAGTATCTCCAAGATACAGCTTTGCGGAAGTGTCGCCAAGTCTCACGCTCATGCCCCCACCCCCGAAGCCGTCATGGTCGCTTTCACAAGGTCACGAAGCACCTCGGTGTTGTTGTTCACGGCGGTCGTTAGCTTTGATATTTCCTCCCAGTGCCTGTCCTCACGCTCATCGGCGTTCTTTATCTGCTCCAACTGTTTGTCATAACTGTACTTTATGAACCAAGCCGAGATAAGAAAGCTTACTATCGGAAAGCCGACTGTCGGTATAAGATTTAAAATTTCGGTCATATTCTCGCCCCCTATTCGTCAGGAAGTACAATGTATATTGTGCGTTCATCGTGCTGTTCCATTGCGTTGTATTCAGCCTGTGTCAGCGGTTCGGCGATCTTCAAGCCGCCGAAAAGACCGTCCAACAAGTCGAAATTTGAGTTCAGTGTGTCTATCATGAAGCGGTCGGTTCGCTCGGGTTTTGACATAGCGTAATTTTCCGTGTACTGCATAATATCACCCTATCCTCAGCCAGTCAACATAGTACGTCCCACGGGTCAGCTTCGCCTGCGTGTTCATCGCCGTGTTCCAGCCGGATTCTCCGAATTTTAAGCACAGAAAACGTGTGGTGCTGTCGATAAAAACGGACGTTCCGTAGCGTTCGGTGTAAGGCGCAGAAGAAACTGCATTTCCTGCCTTATGCACCGTGAAGATCACCCGTATATCGTCTGTTATGTTGGTAACGCCCAACTCGGACGGCGCGAGGGAAACCGTCTGAAACGCCGTGTTGTTGTCTGTCACCTCGACTGTTTTTCTCCCCGAAGTGAATACCCGTTCACTCAGAAGCGTGAAAAATGCGTCTATCTGTTCGGCAGAAAAGTTCAGGATATGTTCGGCGTTTATCACCACCTCCTGCCATTCTTCCAGCGCCGCCACACGTTCTTCCAAAGTTGTATCAGCCATAAAGTCCCTCCTGTTCAGTCTCGTTCAGTCCTGCGGCGGTAATATCTGCCGCAAGTCCTCCGTCAAAATCAAAACTAAGCCCCGTTATCGGCACTGTCACTCCGCCGTCAAGCGACACCATGTCGCCAGTGTCCAGCCGTGGGTCACCAAGCCTGTGATACACCTTGCAGGTGTACCAGGTCAGCCGTCTGACGTGTGCGAAGATCGTTGCAAGCAGCTGACCCGTGACGTAGGGATTCTCGAATTCGAGCACCCTGCCGCCCGTCATACTGCCGTGCTCGAGCGTCACGTTCCCGACCTTGCACCTGATGCCGACGATCTCGTTCACCTGCTCTGAGATAGTCGGCTCATCGGCATGGTCGCTGTCTATCGTGTAGCCTGTCGGTGCGTACCAGCGCCGTGTATACCGCCCGAAACGGTCGATACACCCGAACTCGCCCCTTGCTCCTGCAATGTAGCCCAACAGCTGACGGCAGGTCGTGCCGCTTGCGATCTTGTCTATCATGAAGTCATAACTTGCAGTTGAAAGCGTGTTCATGTCGGAGGAAAACAGCAGTCCGCCGTCACTTGCGCAAAGCAGATAACTTTCGGAGTAAGCGGCGGCGCATTCAATCCCCAGCTGTCGGCAAACATCTTTTTCGATAACGCTCGCAGGCTGAGGAAGCCGCAGTTCGGACGGTTTGACATATGGCACATCAAAGAAATACACCGCATCGACAAGTGTGAGCGAACGCCCGTCCCCCGAACGTGGCGCACGGATACAGGTGAATTCGCCCATTGGAATGCGCTCGCTCTGCATCTCGCCAAGGTGTCCGATCTGCTCAACTGTGAGGGCGTTGAGTTCGCCGCAGGTGTAGTTTTCCAGGTCTGCCCATACGGTAGCGCCGAAGTTCTGCAAGTAAAAGGACAGTCTGAACTTCTGACCGATAAAGTTCATGTCGGTCTTTCGTATCTCCACTGTCCACGAAGCACAGGTGACAGCGCCTATCTCGATGTCATCGGGGAGCGAAGTGGAAGTCTGGTCGCTTGCCGCAGTCGCCACCGCATCACCCATGATGACCTCGCCCGTGGTGATGTTTTCGAGCCACACACGCCACGTTCTGCACAGCCCCATTATCCTTTGAGCGGTAGCCGCCGAAACGTCAGTATACATAAAACGCCCCCTTACTGCTCGATGAGGTCAACGGCGATGACACGGCACAGCTGCCGCCGCTCGTCCCAGCCCCACTGTTCATAGGTCGGCGTTCCTGCGTAGACCGTTTTTGTGACCGATGTGAACGTTTCATCGGGAAAGGTCACATCGAAAAACGCACTGGATATGTCCGAAATAAAGCTGTTTATGAGCGAGACTTCCTCGGGTGTTGCGTGCGCCCACTCGATGTGGATAGTCTTTTTTATTGCGATGATGTCGCCCACCATGCGCCCCGAAGCGGCTCGGGCGGTGTTCTGCGACCATATTTTTTCGTTGCCGAGTTTCACGACCGAGGGAGTTTTCACCCTCACGTTTCCGAAGTATAAATATCCGTCCACTTTGTCACCTCTTTTATTTCACAAAACAAGCCCCTGAAAGCCCCGAGCCGCACTATTTATCGTCCTAAACCAAATGAATATGCGAGGGATATGAGCCGTCCGCCCGAGGACCCGTCCACTTAATCACCTCAATACATCAATACTTATGTACATAAGTACTCAACCACTTAACTATTTAAGTGGCGAACGTCCGTTGCGTTTGGTTCGATCGTTTATGTCGTCGATCGCCGCCTGACCTATCTCACGCCCGTTCAAAAACACCTTGACGATAACAGGCTGTTTACTTCCGCCACCGTCCAAAGCCACCATAGCTTCCATGACCGCCTGTTTTATCGCACTCACGGGGGAAACTACCTCAGCTTCACGCTTGTTGTCGCCCAGAACTGCAAGAAATTCGCCGTAGTTCGCAGGTACGACCGTACCTTGTGCTAGGCGGGGTATTTCGGGGATTTCAAATCCGAAAGTCGTAACACTGCCGTCAAAATGCGGTATTTCTATCGAAAAACTATTCAGCTTTCCGAAAGCACTGTTTATCGCATCAATGACCGCATTTATCGGCGCTTTTATTATGCCGAGAAGATTTGAAAAAGCCTCGCCGATCTTGTCAACAACACTGTCAAAATGCGACTTCACATCATCGAGCGAAAAGACCTCTTTTATCTTGTCCCACGCCCCCGAAAACTTGTCCGAGAACCATGTGCCGATACTCGAAAAAACGTTCTTTATACCCGTTAAAACGCTTGTAAAATGCGCTTTTACGCTGTCTGCCGAGAACGCACTTTTTACGCTTGTCCAGACCGATGTGAACTTCTGCGAGAACCACGTCTGTGCAAATGCAAACGCCGTTTTTATGCTGTTCCAAGCGTTTATCGCAGTCTGTCCGAGGGCGAGCGCCCAGCTTTCCGCAGTGTCACCGATGTTCTCCCACATACTTTTGAAAAATCCGGGGATAGTTTCGGTGAAAAATGCAGGAATCTTTTCGGTCAGAAAATTCTCAATGGAAGTCCACACTTCAACGATCTTGTCCGCAAGCGGAAAAATCGTGACTGCTTTTATCGCCGCCCACCATTCAGGGATAGTGACAGTGAAAAATTCTGCAAGCGCCTTGAACGGAGCGGTGATCTTCCCGATGATGTCAGGCACGGTGTTTGTCACCATTTCGTCCAGACCGCCGAGGAAAACTCCGAAACCGTAGGTTATTTTGTCGAATATCGGGAACAGTGCCTCGTCTATCGTGTCGCCGCCTATCGCATCACGGATAGCCGTGCCGATGCCCCAGCCTGCTATCGCAGCGATCACCGCCGCACAGAATGCCGTCCCGACACTCGCACCTCCTGCCGTGCCTACGCCTGCGCCTGCCACCGAAATGAGTGACTTCGCCTTTGTTACAAACGCCGTCAGCGTACCTGCAAAAGTTTTGAGCAGATTTGCACCCTTGACAACGAGCAGTATCGCCGCTATCGCTTCCGACAAGTCGAGCATAACGTCAACGTCCTTTTCCGTTATGCTTTCGCCGAGGGTCTTTATACCCGAACCCAAGTCTTTTATCAGCCCGACAGTTGTTTTGCCTGCCCACTTTGCTACGGGCTTCAAAAACTTGTCCCAGAGCCGTTCTTTGATGACGGGTTCGGCAGTCTCCCACGCTGAATTTACACCGTCAATCGCATCGGCAAGCGAATCGAGAAACGCAGGAACAAGGCTTTCTATCGTCCACGATGCAAGCGGCTGTAAGACATTTTCGGTGAACCATTCAAGCCCCTCGCCTATCGTGTCGGCAAAGGGTGCAAGGCTTTGTTCAAGGTGGTCGAATGCTTCAAATGCAGGGTCAAGGTCAAGTTTGCCTGCCCACTCTGTCCAGCTCTGGAAGATGTTTTCGCCGTGTTCTGTAAATACACCGAACAGCGACTTTGCATCTGAAAGTATGTCAGAACCGTATTTTCCCCACGAACTTTTCAGCGGCTCGAACACTGTTCCAAGCGTGTTTTTTACTCTTTCAAACAGCCTTATCAGCTTGTTTTCCGTCTCGGTAAGAACTGCATCTGCGGTCGCTCCTGCATCGCTTATCGAACCGCTGACACCCGAAATATCAGGTGTTTCTACCGAAGAATTATTGCTGTCCTCGTCACCGAGTTTGTTTATCTCATCGAACGCCGCAAGGCTGCCCTCGTTTGCTTCCTGCGCCGCTTCCGCCGCATCTGCCATATCGGAATAGCTTTCGGCGGCTGAATCGGCGCTTTTGGCAAGTTTGGAAGTACCTGTTTCGAGCTTGAACCCGAACACCGCCCCCAGCGCAGAAACGGCACTCTGAGCAACGCTTGCAAGCTGTCGGATACCGTCCGTAAGCTGCTTGACCAACGGCACAGCGAGCGCAAGAACGGGCTGACCGATGACCGCAAGGAGCTGTTTCCACGCCTCTTTCAGGTTGCCCGTGACGTTCTCCCAGCCGTCCGCTTCACGAGCCGCCTGACCCATTGCGCCCGAAAGCGCATTTGCGTCCTTTACCATTTGCAAAAGTGCAAGCTGTTTCTGCGCTTCGCTCAGTTCGGCGTACTTCTTGCCGAACATTTCAAGCGCTTTTGCGTTTCGGGTCGTTTCTGTTGCAGAAAGACCCAGTGCCGCATCGTTTGCAAAATTGCCTTTGAGGAACGACTGCAACGTTTCAGCCGTTTCCTCGATAGAACGGTCGTAATACGCCGCACTGTCGGCTGTCACCTGCAAGGCTTCGTTCATCATGTTCAGCGCACTTGCACTGTCCATGCCCGAAGTTTTCGCAAAGGCGTAAATGCCGGTTGCAGTCTTTTTAAGCCTGCTTTCAAGTATCTGCGAGCTGTCCGCTATGCTGTTTATGACAGCCTGCGCCTGACCCTGCAAACTGCCGAAGGTCTGCTCGAACTGGGAGTTCAGAGCCTTGACCTCGGCGGCTGTTTCAACGATCTCTTTTACGGAGAATGCAGCAGCCAGAACCGCCGCAAGTTTTCCAGCAAGCGACATAAGACCGCCCATTTGATTTTTCAGGAAATTCAAGCCTTTTGAAAAGCCTTTGGTGTCTATTTTCGTGTCAAAATTCAGCCGTCCGTCAGTCTGTGTCACGTTCTCACCCCCTACTTGCAGTCCTCAAATAAGCTGTCCACAAAATCTTCTTCTGCCTGTTCCTCGGCTGTAAGCCTGTGTTTTAATTCTATAAGATCGGGGTGTTCACGGCAGAAAGCCTGTTCCGCTTTGTCAAGCGGTTTGCCCCGTGCCTTCTTCCAGCGGATATGCACCACGGTCGAGAAAAGCCCCTCGCCTGTTTCCGCAAAATAACCGAGGAACGTCCACCAGTGCAGAAAATCCAGCGCCCTGACCTCACAGCCTGCCGTCTTGTTCACCGCCGAAAAGATCATGCGCTCGTCCTGTTTCCAGTCGTAAGTTTTGGCGTTATGCTCCGTCTTCGGCATATCGCCGCCGTTCAGAAACCAGAACGCTTGTTTGACTGCTTCCTCGTGCATCTCGGGCGGTATCTCGTTCCAGTCCTCGAACAGGCACATGAGTGCCGCAAGCGCTTTCTCACGCTCGTCAAGTTCGGGGTCATCGAACGCTTCAAAGATCGTGAGCGCCGTCCTAAAGTCGGCGTTTATTGCGTAAAATTCGCCGCCGATCTCCAGCGATCCGGGAAGTGTGCCTATCATGTTTCTGCGTTGATAAGCTGCACCATAAGTTCTCTGCGCTGTTCATCGGTCAGAACCGAGATGTCTATCGCTTTCGGCTTTGGCGGCTTTTTGGTGCGCTTTTTCGCCGCTCTGCGCTGACTGCGGTTTCCGAAACTGTGTGCGGTATCGGCGTACTTTTGCAGTTTGGAAACAGACTTTTCATTCTGTTTGGCTATCTCGGAAGCAATGTACTCTCCCATAGCCTCAAGGAAATTCATGTATATAGGCTGACCGCCCGAGGGCGAGATACACCACGCCGAGCCAAAGACCGTATCGCATACATGAGAACCGAACGCCGAGTCGATGAGTTCACGAACAGCACGGTCTATCTTGTCGATGTTGTCGGCAGCGGCTTTCAGTTCGTCAAAATTCGGGTCGGCAGGGTCGATATTTTTCAGCTTTTCGATGCTCGAAAGGTCAATGTCACCATACCGTTCCATTATCTCACGGGTCTTGTCACCGATGTTCGCAAGACGTTTGATAAACGCCGCATCAGTGGGATTTATGCGTATGACCCTGTTCGGGTCGCCGTTTATTTCGATGCTTTTGTAGCCGTCAGAAAAACTAAGGCTGACTTTTTCCATAATGCTCACTCCTTGTCTGATATGTTAAAAGGGTCATCTCTGCCCCTCTGTGATCTTAGCCCTCTGCCGTTTCAGTGAATACCCATGCGCCGTCAGTAAGCACAGCAGTACCCTTTTTTCTGTTTCCGCAGGGCGTTATTGTTATAGGCGCATTCACGCCGCCCTGACCTCCGCCGTAGCTTTGCACCTTGACGATGCACTCCTCGACCCTTGCGTCATACGGACCCGTTGTCTTGTCGATGAGTATTTCCATGAGATAAGTTCGGCAGTCATCGCCCATCTGCCTGTCCATTATCATGGCTTTAAGTTTCGGATAAAAACTGTCGCCGGGGTCAAGGTAGATCGTGCCTGCTTCTAAGGACGGTTCGTAGCCCTCGTCGATGACCTCTGTTTCGTCAAGGATGTTCTTGATAGTTGAAATCGAGGGGTTCAAGTTCATGGACATATCGTCTATGAACTTGCCCACCGTGTACCATGCAGCGGTGGCAAGGGTCAGCCCGAAGGTGCTGTCGATAAGGTGACGCAGATGACTGCGTTTCAGCTTGCCGCTTGTGTATGTGTTCTCTGCCATTGTTATTCCTCCAGTCGAAAAGTAAGATGTATCTGTATCTGATAAACGCCCCTGTCGCCGTCCTCATCAAGTGCAATAAGCATACCGTTGTCGGCAGTTATGCTCTCAGGGGTCATGCCGTTTGGAAGTTCGGGAAAGTCCCCGGAACGGTTCCTGCTCCCGATCCAGAACGTGAACGCCTCGGTAAATACCGAAGCGTCAAGCCTGCTCAGATCGTCCGAGGTGTATTCCCTCGACTGCAATACCGCATTGTATTGCCAAGTTTCATTCCCAAGGATATCTTCGCTCAGCTTCACAAGCCCCGAAGTCATGACGGCATAGCTTGGGTCATCGTCCTCAGTCTGATCGTAGTGCAGACAAATATCACTTATATCGGGATACTCGCCCACATAGTTTTTCACTGCTTCAAGCAAGCTATTTTGCTCCACTTATGCGCTTCACTCCTTTCAGTATACCGGGCAGGTGGTCGGGCTTCATGCGCTCGAACCACAGTCTGCCACGCAAACCGCCCTTAGCTGTGCCTTCATTGCCCCTGCCACGGTTCTCATAGTAGTTCTTTCGGGCATATGGTGTGTCCCAGTGTACCATTCCCGAACCCTTTTTCGTTGCATCTTTGCCGGAACGTGCGAGCGTTTTTGAGTCCATAGGAATGTATTTGTTGCAGCATCTCAGCACCTCCGAATCAACAAACACCTGCGCTTTTCCGCCCTTGCCGAGATTACGCTTTGCAAGTATGACATTTTCGGGCGCAACATGAAGCTTCACCTTGATATGGTTGTTGCTCATTTCGCCGTCACCTCCGTGTGCTGCATATGCGGCGAGCCGTAGGGCTTTGGGGACACTGTGCTTACTTTCAGAGGCTTGTGTGCTTTGAGCAGGTCGGAAGAATTGACATAATTATCGTCATACTCGCCAAACTTGATATAGTCATTCTTCACGACCACTGCCGTGACAGGCAGATACACAAGCGCTGTGTCGGCGTTTGTCAGCCCTGTTTTGTTGATATTCTCCGCTTCCGTGTCCTGCCGCCAGCAGGGGTAGTGTGACGGGATATAACCCTCTTTCGTTTTGTGCCATACGGTGGCTGTTCCGTTGTACCGCATCAGCACCACCCCACTGTTGGGAAGTATGCAGAAGCCGCTTCAAGCATACGCTGTGAAAGGTTCATGCTCTGTTCTGCCCTTGTGCCGTAGGTCACGCTGTAATCGCCGACTTTTTCCGAAGAAATATTCTCCGTGTCTGTTGTTGCCGAATAATACACCTCCGCACAGGCACAAACTGCTTTACAAAGCGTTGTTTCGTCCACAGAGGACGTGTCGAAATTAGCCGTGATAAAGTCCTCAGCCCTTGCCGCCGCATAAGAAAAAACGTCCTCGGGTATCTTTGACCCGAAGAACGTCTGCGTGTAAAAATCATAGCTTGTCAATACGGCACCGCCTCGTCATACTTCTTCTGCAAAAGCCCGATAAGCTCCTGCTTTCTGACATTTGCAGGGTACTCTATGCCCTCGCCGTCCGCAAGCTGTTTCAGTTCGGAAAGCTTCATTTTGTCAAGCCCGAATACGTCATCGGCATTTTCAGCCTGACCCGTATCGTCAAAGATAAGACCTATTGTCTTCATAGTCCCTCCTTATGCCTTGTGGTGCAGATAGATGCCTGCCGTCTTGTTCTCATATACATCGGTAAGACCGTAGGCACGGAAGAAGAACATCCAGCCGTCAGACTTCTGGTTCGCCTCGGGCGTGATGACCTTGTTTACCGTGTGCTTCTGGTACTGGAGAACAGCCTGCTTCTGGATCACCATGAAGTTTATGTCCTTGCCTGCCTCAGCCTTTGCATAGCCGCCTGCTTCCTCGCCCTCGGACTTGCCGTCTTTGAGTTCTATCGCA